ATTTCCGACTTACAAACAGGTGGATCTAATAGTGTAATTGCAGCGATGGAGAATTATCTATCTACTACAGTACAAATTAATTATGTTGAAGATGAATTAACAGCAACAGTATTTGCTATAGAGCAAATGAAGTGGATGGGTGAACATGCACTTCAGAATAGATTATATGATTTAAATTCACAAGAAGTATCACCTTCCTATAACTACAATTATGCAACTGAGCCTGCATATAGAGATGCATTAACACCAGTTGATATGGCTTCAGTAGTCACTAGATTTAAGGAATTGGTTGACATTGCTCTTAATATGCTTGCTCCTGGTAAGTTGGCAATGAGAGGTGCTGCTAAGAACTTAATTTTCAATAGAGGATATTATAAAGAAGAAATTACAACTCTAGTCAATTCACAGTTTGGTCCTGGTATTTGGTTATATGATACTTGGCTTGATACTATTGTAACTAATCTAGCACATGATCTTATTACAACAGATATTACTGATACTGCAGTTGCACATAATATTGTTATTGAAAATCTTGATAAGAACTTTGAAGTTGGTGAACTCATAACCTCTCAAGGAAGTAATGGTTCTGCTGTAGTTCTTGAATTCCAATCTGATACCAAATTCTTAGTTGTTGGTAAATGGTATGGCACACCTTGGGAAGGTAATGATAAGTTAACTGGAACTCGTTCTGGTGCTGAAGCTGATGTTTCTATTGGTGGAGTTGGATATCCATATCCTTGGTTTAACAAACCTGCTAATGTAAGAACTATTGATTTTGCTAAAAATATTACATCTAATATTTCTGGACAGATTTCTAGTCCTAATTTATGGACAAATCCAGAAGCAATTAGAATAAATTGGGTTCCTGCTTATATTGTTATTAGCGATGACTTTGCAGTATCACCAGATGGTACACAAACTGCAGAGAAATTAATTGGGTATACAAATACTAACTATCACTACACTTATAGAAATTATAGTTTAACCTCATACGATACATGGGATGAAGGTGTTATAGATTTCTCTGATACTACCAACACATTTGATGAAGGTGGTGCAGCAAGTGAAGATGATAATCAGACTTATACGTTCTCTGTATTCTTTAAAGCGGATGAATATTCTAAAGTTCGTTTTGGACTTGTTATGGATTCTGGTACAGTTGGACAACAAGATATATTCTTTGATTTAGATCTTTCCACTGGTGGAGCTGGAACGTTATTCCAACCTCAAGGTGGTATTATTCCAGTTGCATACGGTTCAGTTCCTTATGGTAATGGGTGGTATAGAGCGTTTATCACAACAACAATATCATTTGGATTTGCTGAGTTAAGAGCATTATTCTTAATGTACAATGAAAATAATGCTCTTGCTTATACTGGAGATGGTTCAAGTGGAATTTATATGTGGGGTGCTAAACTTTCTAAGGGTGGTATTGATCCTTATACTTCTGTACTTGGTGAGGTATTCTATGCAGATACAGAGTATAACGTTAAGGCTTATGCTCTAAGTGCATTAGAACAATATACAAGTGAAGCAATAAGTAACACACTTACAAGTCCTGCACCAGCTTCTAGTTACCTTAAGTATTTTAGTACTGAGTCTTCTGCATACTATAATGATAAAGCGGTTACTAGATGTATTCGTGAAAATCTAAGCATAATTAATGGTCAATTAGGACTTGATACTTATTATACAAACATCACTGTTAATAATGGAGTTAGAATTCCAACTTACACTTATGGAAATAGAAGCTTACCAGTTGGTTTAGGTGGTGGATTAAATGATTCTGATTACTTATATGGACTTAATAGTGGTGCATATGCAGAATTAGAAGATGTAATGGTTAATGAAGGTAAGATAGTTCAAATCTTTAAGAGATTTAGATTTGATGCTACCATTACGGACGGTCCATTCTTTATGAATGCTACTATTGAGAAACAAGGTGACTCAAGTGTAAGTGGTACGATATATGGCTTCTGGGAAGATGAAAACTTTAGATACTTAGATGTCCTTGTTACAAGTGGAACTTTTGCAATTAATGATATAATTGAAGAAACAGATCGTAATCCTACACCAACAGCACAGATTAGTTTAATTGAAGATCGTATTCAAATTATAGACCTTAAAGGTACATTTGATGCTTCTGTTCCATTCAAGGCATACACAAGTGGTGCTACTGCTACTCCAACATCATTCTTACGCACAGAGGCAGCAGTTCTTGATAATACTGGTGGTACATTAACAGTTGATACTGAGACATTAAATGGATCATTTGAAACAACATCTGTTGTTTATCCAGAAACTTCTAGGAAGTATATTGAGGTAAATAAATTTGATGGATTTGATCTTTCAGTTGGTGATAGAATTTCATCAAAGGGATATGTAAGACTTGGTATTTCTATTGTTAGTGGATTACAAGAGTTTGCAGTTGGAAATAGATTGTATAAGGTTGTTGGTGGAATTCAAGACTTTAACACATATGCAATAATATCTGAAATTGATTTAGATAATAGTTTCATTTATATTGCTGATTTCCAAGGAACCATTACAAATGGAGACCTTGTAGGTGACTACGGTATAGGAAATAACTTCCCAGTTGGTTACGCAACTGTAACTACAAGAGTAGTAACTCCTGGTGCTGGTTCTGCCTTAGTTCAGGATATACGTCCTAGTGGTGTTAATAAGAGAATATATCTTAGTGACATTAAAGGTTCATTTAATACTAAGGATTCAATATTAAGTGCTGATAATTATAAGGCAATTATAGTTACACAAGTTGATCTTCTCGCACGTGTTAAGAGAGCGTTCAAGGGATTTGATGGTGTTCAAGACACATTTAAACTTACTATTGGTAATGGTACTCAGTACCTACCAGATCCAGCTGGGCATCTTCTCGTATTCGTTAATGGTATTCTACAACCTCCAGGTGCTTCTAACGCATATACAGCGTTCTCTGATTCTATTCAGTTTACAGAACCACCAGAACTAGGTGCATCTTTCACAGGATTCTACGTAGGTAAGTTGAGACAATTGGATGATATATCCTTCGAGTTCGACTCCTTACGTCAGTCATTCAACCTTAAACGTAATGATGTATTCTACTCACTAACACTTACAGATGGTGTTCAGTCTACAACCATTAGACCAGAAAATAATATCATTGTTTCGCTTAACGGTGTTATTCAGGAACCAGGTGTTGGTTTTGAATTGGTTGGTTCACGTATTATCTTCTCTGAAATTCCACGTGTAGGTTCAACATTCGTTGGATTCTCTTATGTTGGTTCTGAGGCAGACGTTGACGCTGCTGAAGTTATTCCACCTATCGAACCTGGTGACTTTATTGATATTCAAGGTGAGACTGCAGACAGAGAAGTTGCTGTTATTGAGTCTTCTAACTCTCTAATTACTTTCGACTATCTTGGGTCAGTCTTTGGTAAAAATGCTAAAGCAACTGCAAATTTAACTTCAGGGTTTATTCAGAGTGTTCAGGTTACTGCTGGTGGTTCTGGATATACAACTAGACCAAATGTTAGAGTTGATTCTATATCAGGTTTTGATGGTGACATCAACGCACTAGTTGGAATCGGTGGAGTCGTTATTAACAACGCTGGTACTGGATATCAAACTCCTAATATCGAGGTTGAAACAAGTGTACCTGATGATTGGACTGCTCCTGACTTAAGTCAATATGGAGAAGAGTTGATAGACCCAGAGATACTAACATAAATAACTAAAAATGTAGCGATAAATGGCTAAGCAATCACTAAATCTTGGTACGGTAGCTAATGACAACACAGGGGATACCCTGCGTGGTGGTGGTGACAAGATAAACGACAATTTTAATGAAGTATATTCTGCAATAGGTAATGGTACTAACATACAGCTTAGTGTCACAAACCCTGCTGTTGGACAAGTCTTACGCTATAATGGGTCTTCATTTTTACCGTCTGATTTAACAACATTAACAGCAGCACTGGATGTAAATGGAAATTCTATCATATCCTCATCTAATGGAAACATTGCTATTGCTCCCAATGGGACAGGTGATGTTACTATATCTAATGGTGGTATTACTAGTACTTTTGATGGTGCGACTGGAATTGTTGATTTTCCAACCCAAGTAGGATATAAGAATGAATTTACATCATTAGGTTCTGCACCTGCTGCAGCATCTTATGGTGGATTTTTCTTTACTGTAGATGGTGATGATAATCCATATGTAAATATTAATATAGCTACTGGTGGTGTTGGTGATGTTAGAGCAAAAATAGCGACACAGTACTCTAGTGTTGATTTGTTAGCAGACGTTGATACAACTACTGTTGCTCCTACAAATAACCAAGTTCTTAAATGGGATTCCACTGCTGCTAAATGGAAGCCAGGTGATGATGCTGCTGGAGTCAGTTCAATTGATCTATTTGCTACTGTTGCTGGTGATACTGGTACTACAACAGCAAATAGTCAGACAGACACATTAACTATTGCTGGTGGTTCAAACATCACTACAACAGTTGTTAATGATACTTTAACAATAGATTTTTCTGGAACTCTTACTACAACATTTGGTGCTTTAACTGATACTGATGTTGGTTCTTTAGTTCAGGGAGATTCGTTATTTTATAATGGAACTACTTGGATTCCTACAAGAAGTCCTCTTACATGGTGGGAAGTGAATGCTAGTGGTTCTAGTGATTATACTATTGCTGGACCTGGATTTGCTACTGCAACTGCAGACCCACTTCTTTATGTTATGAGAGGGTTTACATATGCTTTTGATAATACTATTCAAGCATCTGCACATCCATTTAGAATACAGAGTAGTCAAGGATTAAGTGGTACTCCATATACAGATGGGCAGACTGGTAGTGGAACTGCTGTTCTTTACTGGACAGTTCCTATGGATGCACCTAATACTTTATATTATCAGTGTACATTACACGCTGCCATGAATGGCACAATCAACGTAATCGGTTAATAAAATATGGCAAGAACTGTTCCTGGTAGTGGTGCTGTAATTGAACCTATTTTTGATGAAGTTTTTGGAGTTCGTGCAGTAAGAGTAGTTGACGGAGGAGATTCATATTCTCAAGCAGATCCTCCACGG